GCACCTTTTATAAACTGGTGGTTCATTAAGTAAAAATGACGCAGACCCTTTAAGTAGTTTTGATATTTATGGAGGCGGCTCTTTCTCCAACTGCGCAATGAACTCGTGAAGCTTTTAATATATTTGTATATCTGTATATTTGTATATTTGTATATTATTTTGCAAAGTTTCGAGAGAAACTCAAAAGGATTAATTGTAATCTCCATAATTTTCTTCTTCACCACCCTGATAATCTCCGTCCATATAATCTTCGGTCAAAAAGCCCATGTCAGTCTCTTCTCTTTCGATAAATGCCGCTGCGTCTTGGTCTTCCAGGAAATCCTCCATAAATTGGTCTGCATTTGCAGCCGTGACATCCTTATTTTTCATTACCTTTCTTTCTACTTCGGCCAATTGTTCCATATATTCTCGTTCTTCATCGTAATCTTCCTTCACATAACTGGTGAGACCCTTTTGCAATCCTTTGCTCCATACACCCAGCTTGTTGATTTTAAGAATCGTGTCGACATTTCTCTCTTCGTCTGATTTAGCCTGCAATCTATCAGTAAATGTATCCTTTTCTCGTTCTTTTGTTTTGAAAACCAGGTCCATTATTCTTTCATACGAAAAGTCTATCATATTTTTATGGTCATTCATAATATTCAAGTAACTTAACAAGAGCTTTGCGGTTTTCTCTTTCAAATCTTTCATATTTCCAACTTGAACTTGCATACCCAGGGCGTCTCCCCTATCTAGTCCGGCGTAAACCAATTTCTGTTCCATTTCTTCCATATAATCCACAGTCCTTGCCTCTAATGCATCTTCGGGGTTCTCAGGCATTTCTCGCACCAACATTGATTCATCGTCCGCCAAACGAACATATTCTCTTAAAGCCTGCAAAAAATAATTCTCAAATAACAATAAGCTCGTCTTCCTATCAAAAATTGAGTGATTTGATGAACCCCTGTATTTAATATCCGCGAATGCCGGAGTATTATCCGCCAACAACAACAAATTGTCAGTTCGCCGTTGAATAAATCTTAACACATTTGTAAGTGTTTTATTCTTGTAAAAAGAATTCAATCCAGCATAATATTTTCCCACAAAGGTTTTAATATCGGTTGCATGTTTTCTTGATAACCCCAAATAAGTCGGAACTCTTATATCTTGATAATCCACCGAATTAATTATAATATTGGGAAAGGTCTTCAAAATATTGTGCAAATAGGATTTGATAAACTCAATTGCATTGTACATTGCATCGTCTGAAATTGTGTTCCCCTCTTTCGTCAAACTTTGCGCGTCCAAATCTTCCCACAAAACCAGTCTATCGAGTACTTCCTTCATTTTCACCTTGTCTCTTTTCGATAAACCTCCGTATTTTGAGAGAAAATCGTGAATTTCTTTTTTTAGTTCGCCGTTTGAACGAGCCAAATAGTTTTTTAATTTGCGCATTTCCTCTGTGTCGTCTTGAACGGCAATATCATATGTGTCTAATACATTCGATATGTTTTCAACAAGAGACGAAGGTACGACATCGCTATCTTTATCAATAACATCTTCCAATATAACACGAACCTTTTGTATTGGCGCAACCACTTGGTCATACATTGATAAGTGAACTATATTTTGTCGCCCCACAATTTGCAGCAAACGCAACATAGCTTCATTGTTGTAAATGCGTCCATCTTGCTTTAATTTTTTTATTTTTTCGCTTATTGAATCCGCCATATTCAAGTAATCCGGTTTATCTGTGCACACCGCGATCAAGTCTTCATTTAATGAAGCCAGTGAACTGAACTTGCAAAAGGTAATGAATGCTCTATAGATGGTCTCTTCACTGAATTCATCACCTAATGGCGGATAAATATTCTTTGTGTTTTCCCGAGAGAACAAATAGGGTGCTTCAGTAATATGATTTACATCATAAACAATGTTTGACAACTGCTGAACAATTTCATTGAATTGTTTGATATCTGGGTCTTCCTTTTCAAAGTATTGCAGTGTCGTCGATTCGCCTCTAGATTCAGTGTTACAACACGCGTTTTCAAGAAAGGGTTCATTCGCAGAATTCGCCAACAGCATTTGCTTTTTTGAGATGATTTTTTGTATTCTTTCTTGTAACGCTAGAGAGAAATATATAATTTTTGACTCAATAATAAGCATTTTCTCTCTTTGCTCTCTGGAACCAGTTTTCAAATCTCGCAAAAATGTCGACTTGAATTGCTCTGAAATATTCTCTAGATGCTTCAATTTAAATGGCACCAATGGAGGCAAAAAGTTCAGCCATTGGCTTAGATCATGTTCTTTTGGGATGTCTTCGGCTGGATTGGTCAATAAATAATCCGTCTTTTCTTTGAACTTTTGCATCACATCTACATATGACAAATAATAGGCTTCTATTGCATCTTTCAACTTTGCAGCAATTGTTGTTTCTTTTACTCCAGAGAACCCTGACCACGGATCGTCGCCAGCCTTTCTAATCTTGTAAGCAATGCAGCACAAATAGTTCAATGCGGAAAAATCGCCAACTCCATCATACGGAAAACCTATAAACGACCTTACACAACCTGGGAATGTTTTGCGCGTTTTAATAGAAGGAATACTCACTTGAATTCCTATTAATAGCGCACCAAGACTCAAATACAAAATTGTGACATTGTAAACTTTTCTGTAATCTGTCATTGTTTTTCCCTTTTTTGCTGCTTCTTCCACGCGTTTTTTATAGTCGGTCTCACTCGGCAAAGCGATTGGAAGAACATTGCTGAATATTTTCAACATAAATTCGCGTTGTTCTTCAATATTTATTCCCATATTTGTAGCCATTGCATTAATCACATTGGCGGCCATTTGTGTCTCCACAGTTTGATATTTGATTTGCTTATTTTGTCCACTTAACAAGGCATCGCCTGCATCTTGTTCCATAACTTCTCTCGACGATTTTTTGTATCCTTCTTCGTAACCTTCATCAACATCATAGTCAATCTTGCGAATTATGTAACCGCTAAATTTATCTACCCAAGAATCGCCGTCGTCACTTAAAGTGCCATTGGTTTTGATAATTTCATCCATTTTTTTAATATAACGACTGGAGTCTTCAATGAATTGTGATGCCAAGACATATATAAAATTGGGCAACAACTTAGTACCCGTTTCAATACAATATCTCCAATGAGGATCTTCTAAGCCTGCGACTGATAAGCCGGAGGCGACTGAAAAGCCGGAGGCGACTGAAAAGCCAGGACTTGCAACAGCTTCTCTCGTAAAACGCGCAGAAAATCTAACAATATCATTCTGCTTTTTAACAAAATCGGTTTGTCCCAAAATCATATCTCTCAATTTCAAAAACGGCGAAACCACAATTTCTTCCACATTCGCCAATGACGACTCTTCGGTTTGAACCCCAAGATCATATTGAGCATAATTGTATTTATAAACCCGAAACCTTTCTATTTCTTTTAATTTATCCATAATCCCAACAAAATAATCAAATTGTTGATTTATTTTCAACTCCAATTCATCCTTGGCCATGTGATAATTTTTGTCAAATTCGTCAACAATGGATTTCAACGCCTTTTGCTGCAGTTCTTTCTTATTCAATTCATACGACTCGCACTGCGCGCCAAACTTTTGTTCCACCTCAATGCAACTGTCTTGGAAGTTGCACATTAAATCCGGCGCAGTTGCATTAAACGAATCAGCATTAATAGTTTCATCTAGCTCCCATCGATTGTCGACTCGCCGATAATAATTAACTTTTTCTTCGCCCAAAATAAAAACAACTGCTATATTGCCGTCAACCACCTTTTTAACCCCATTAATAAGTGTTTCGGCCATATATTCGGCATCTTTCTCGTTATACTTGTACTTTGATTTAAGTTTTCCAACAAGGAAGGTCTTGAATTCATCTGGCTCCATTTTCATCTGCTCTTTTTCATAGTCGTCTAATAAACTGTAAAAGGTATTGTCATATTTCCTATCAAAGTATATGGCTTTTCCGTTATCCGCCATTAATTCACCAACATTCGAGTACTGTTTCGCAATAACAAAGGTCACACACTTATTTTTTTCTTTTTCTTCTTCTAGTCCGGATTCCAACGCTTCGCGCTGTTCTTCAATAATTGCGCTTACATCTTGGGACAACATTAGATTCAAGTTTTCCAAGGAAACCGCTCCATTAAAAACATTACCAAAATCGGTTTTTATCATTCTTGCAACACTCTCAGAACCGGTAATATTTTCGCGCGGCAAATCATAGCTTTCATCAAATACTTCTTTTTGGATTTTAGAGTTGACCAATAAATCCAAAATTTTTCTATTGTTGGGCTTATTCGAGAATTGTTCTATTCTCTTTAAAATAGAAAATGCTCTACTGCGTTCAATAAAAAGTTTATTATACTCGGAGATCTTCACTTCTAAAAACTGATTTATTTCTTTAAATTGCATATATGTTAAATCATCAGTGTAAACAAGAAAGGGTTCCATATAACCCACTACATCTTTTACCGACAATTTTCCTGTAATGTATTTCTTCATGAGGTTAAAAAGAACACGCGTTTTGGGAACAATGACATTCAAATACTTTTTATATATTTCAAGTGGTGTCATCGATTTATATTCTTCTTTAAATTCCAAAACATATGATTTAATATTATTAACAAAGTTGTTTTCGTCGAATTCGAGTTCCGCATCCAAACCATCAACGGCAACGACATTTATATTTGTTTTCTGTTTTAAAAGTTGCCAATAATTTAAAAAAACCATATTCAAGTTGGCCTTTTCGAGTATGCTTGTTCCAGGCAAATTAATATTGGAAAAGCGGATTGTTGGCTCGGGCAACGAAACTATGGATTTTAATTCCATTGTATCGGGTGCTCCCAAATTTACGCGATGCGCAATCATTTTTGAACCAGTGAGTTGAGTAGCTTCTAGCCTGGACAAAGAAGTGTTGTATTTTTGAATCACGAATTTGCGGCTTTTAATAGCATCATTTTCTGCAACGGAAGAATAGAATTCACCCAAATTATCAATTATTGTATTCAATTCACTTTCAACATTGAAACTATACATAATATCGGCATTTAATTCGGGGTTGACTTCTTCAAAAGGTGTAAAATGTGGGTTTAGTTCGGTCATCATATTGATATATTTATTTTGTTCAATGGGTGCGTTATTGGAATAATAGTTTCCAATGATTTCTTGCATTCTTTCAACATCTTCATAAGTAAAAAAGGTGGCAATGTCGGGATACTCGGTATCTTCTTTTGCACTTATATTGTAAACCTTTTTCACATTTTTAACTACAGGGAGAAGCCAGAAAAGCAAAGTTTTCATTTTAACCAGATCGTGCGCAAGGGGTTTCCAATCGGCACCCTTTATTTTTGCAGAAGTCACATTTCCATAAGCGTCAAAGTCTGAGAATTGCGAGCGCAATTGTTTAAATCGTTCAATCATAATGTGAACATTGTTTAATACCTTTGTAGTGCGTTGAGCATTGGGAATCTTTGAAAGTAGCTCCTCTAATAAATCGTTGGTTTGGGTTTCAATTGCAAATCTTTGTTGAGTTGGATCCACATCCACATATTGAGTAATAGGACCTAATTCTCTTCCAAAGTGGATTTCGTCTGCGCGAATAATGAATTCTTTGAGTTGGTTTCTTACATCTTGCGTTGGAACGGCCAGCTTTTCAAATTCTAACACAGGTCGTACAATCGAGCCAAATGATTCTTCATCTTCTTCTTGTTCTTCTTGTTGTTGGCCTTCTAAAGCAGCAATGGCAACCTCTTCTGCTAGCGATTCATACCTTTCAGGAGGCTTACGAATTTCAATTGTTTCAATTGGTAAATCAAGTGGAATGCCTTTATAACCGAAATTTATGTATAAAATGTCGCCATCTGGATAAGTTTTTATTTCAATCATATCTTCTTCAAGATTTGTGATTTGCCCTGTTATTACAACCGGAGTTTCACCACCAAAAAATATATTTATCCATGTTTCTGGTAATAAATTATTTTGTCTAGCGTACCCAAAGTTATCATTTCTGTAAAGCAAATCAATCTCGGTTATTGAACCACTACCAATTGTACCATCTTCATTGATTCTTAATTGAACTGCGTTTAAATCTTCTATTTGAATAAGTCTTATAATAGTGCTATCAATATAATCAATAATAAATGTATTATTATTAAGAACATCATTCGTTGGGTCTTCAATTCGAATAACATCTCCTAATTGCAATGAAACAATGTTCTGTTTTTTTGTTTCTTCTACTTCGTCTATTTCTTCTACTTCTTCTGGATCTGGCGATTCATTGTTTGATGACATTATCCTATAATTATAGTAGAAATTTTTATAAGCAACGAAACTTTGATCGTTGATATTTATATTTATATTTATATTTGAAGGATTTAAAGATTATTTTATATTTTATTCAATAATGACGATCACTTCTAGCGCGGTTTATAAGATAAGTGATATTCCTGGATTTAATGAAATATTAACTGAAAATGGTAATTCGGGTCCTGAATCAAAAACTCTTAAACTTTGCAAAACAAATGTTGTTACGCGAAATAATCAACAATATAAGGTAATTCGTTATGATAAGAATTTTTTGACAGCAGATTTAATATCTTCAACGGGATTATTGCGTTCTGTTATTATAAATGGAAACAACCATGTTGTCAGTTTTGCACCACCTAAATCGCAACCTTGGGACAATTTTATTAGTGAGAACCCCGTTAAAAATGATATTGTGGCAGAAGAGTTTGTAGAGGGTACAATGATTAATGTATTCTGGGATTCTACTGCTGGATTATCTGGAGCTTGGGAGTTAGCAACTCGAAACAGTGTGGGTGGTGATGTATCGTTTTTTTACAAAGATGACAAGCCTAAAGAGGCAAAAACATTTCGTACAATGTTTTTGGAGGCCGCGGCAAATTGCTGTTTTGAGTTGAATATGTTGAATACCGCGCATTGTTACAGTTTTGTTTTACAGCATCCAGACAATCGAATTGTTGTTCCGTTTAAAACCACACAATTATATTTGGTTGCAGTGTATGAAATTTGTCACACGGACGGAGGTGTAATAAATGTTAACCCGTTAGATATGGAGGCTGTTAAAAAGATGGAATTGTGGGAGCAAACTTCGGTAAAGTTTCCTAGATTGTACAATGACTGGTCTGTTTACGACGACTTAAAGTCACAATACGCATCAATGAATACACAATATGATGTATTAGGTGTTGTTATGCGAAACAAGTGCACAGGAATAAGAACAAAACTGCGCAATCCTGTTTACGAAAATGTGCGACATTTGAGAGGAAATCAACCAAAGATGCAGTATCAGTATTTATCTTTAAGAAAAAATGGAGCTGTTGGAGATTTTTTAAAGTATTATCCGGAATATAAAAAAGAGTTTGCATTTTTTAGAAAGGGATTACACGATTTCACATATGCATTGTATAATAATTATGCTTCGTGTTACATTAAAAAGGAGAAACCATTAATAGAGTTTCCCGAAAATTTTCGCACGCACATGTTTCACATTCACAAAAGATATATTGACGAATTAAAGCCAAAGAATATGTTTATTACAAACAGTGAAGTAATAAGGTATGTGAATGAAATGCCAACAACGCTGCAAATGTATTCGCTGAATTATAATATGAGAAAGAGGCGAAATGATTTTATTGAGGTGGAAGCAAACGACGACTAACAAAGCCACCCTGCTAAAAAAAAGAAAAACTTGTAAAAATCATAAATTGTAATTATTATTATAATTTATTATTAAGGTTGTTGTTTAAAATTTATCACCAATTTTTTCAAATACCGTTATTGCATCCGCAATGCACGCCTTTAAATTTTGTTTGACCGTCCCCATCTCAGTCAGTTCTTTGTATGCGACGCGAATAATGCTATCTGAATCGTGTGGATGCATCTTCTTAAAACCGCAATAAGACAAGGTCTTCAAGTCCTCAAAGAACTTTGCATACAACATAAATTCCAATGTTTTACCAATAGTGTAATCTTCATTCTCCAAAATAATATCAAATGAAAATGGCATAGTATTTTGAGAGGGTACAATTTTTAACTCGTCTTTTTCGATTGCGGAATCTAAATCGGCAAGTTTTGTTGTCAAAATAGAACACGCCTTCTTTAACAATTCTTGGTTTGTGAAAACACCGATGGTTTCAATAATGAAATCAAAACTATCCTTTTTTACAATTCGTTGTCCCTCCAACAGTCTCCAATTCTTTGATTCAAAATCGATTTGATCTTTGTTTAGTCCCTGATCTTTCCAATGTTTCACTCGCTTACCAACTTCCTTATCAATATTCTCTTCGTCAAGCGTGAAACCATAAGAGCAGGTTGACACACAATTAAACATTGCGTTTTCTTTAGAAGTTCCAATAGAGAATTCGCATGTAAAATGCAGTTTTTCGCCTGGGATTTCCTCAGAAATCTTGGGGCGCAAACGCGCGAAATCTATAAAGTAACCATAATCATTTGGTGGGAAAATGGCCTTGTTGTCTTTCTCAGAAAGAAACTTATTTGTGGTCAAATTCTTTACTTTAAAATCCTCTGTAGTAACAAATTGGATAGTGTCGGTCAAATTTTCAACATTTACTTCCAAAATATAGTTTTGCAGGGGCATTTCTAAATCTGCAATGTGAATTGGTACGCAACTAAGTCGTTGTTTGAGAATTTCATTGTTTAGACGAGTCGTATTTGTTAAAAATACCGCCTTGTTTTCTTCATAGGGAGTGGTTCTAAACACTACTGTAGGAATATCGGATAATATTGTGCGACGAATGGCGTTTGCGAGACTTACATTGACACCATTCAATGTGAATGTAAGAGTATTTCCATCTTCTTTAACATCTTGAATGCGCGGGTTCATATTACTTATACTATAATTATATTTAATATTCTTTCTAATCAATTTTTAATTTGAGCGGGAATTGTTAATGTAAAGATTTACTATTCCAAACAACTTAAATATTCCTTAAAAAAAAATATTATGGTTAACAATTGTTTGATAATTAATATGAGCGATAGAGGCGATCGGTGGGATAATTTATCAAGTTTTAGAGATGAATGGGAGAAAAGTGGTAAAAAATTAACGCGAATGACCGGAGTGGATTATTTTAATAAAAAACATGTATTAAATGAATTTATAATTAACAATAGAATAAATTTAAATGGCAACGGATTCAGAAATAATAAAAACGCATTTTTGGGCGAATTAGGTTGTTACACCGCTCACTACGAATGTTGGAAGCATATAGTTGAAAACAAATTAGAAAGCTGTCTAATTTTAGAAGATGGTATTACAATTTTGAGAAACGATTTTAATAATATTAATATAAATGAAAGCATAGAAGATTTATTATTTATAAATGAAGAAATGAAAAGGGATAGTAATAATAATTTTATTGGTTATGGGCTTCAGGGATATATTGTTACATTAACGGGAGCAGAAATATTATTAAAATTGTGTTTTACATTAGAGTTGCCAATTGATTTACAAATACGAAATTTGTGTAATTCAAAAAAAATAAACGCGTCCTCAATAATAAAAGCATTTGTTAAAAGAAATACCGATAGCGTTTCAAGTATTGATGGGTTAAACCCAAACCACTACGCGGATTTGAATTCTAAACAAAATATGCATACAATTGTTCAAAGGTTGCTAATGAATTTATTAAAAAATAATATAAATTTAGACGATTATGTGTAACGAGTGATTTATTTTTGCTTTTGCTTTATGGTTTATAAACTGCAAATTGTAAATACCAAAAATAATAATATTAAGAAAAACTTAAATACTTGAATTCAAGATTCCGCGCAATGAGTTAAAAAATTTACTGAATAAGCTTAGTATAAAATAATGGCATCAATTTTATATTATTCAAATTTTTGCGAGCACTCAAAAAAATTACTACAAACTTTATCGAAAACAAAGGTTAATAAAGACCTACATTTTATGTGTATTGACAAAAGAGTAAAAGAGAAAGATGGAAAAATATATTTGATTTTAGAGAATGGGCAAAAGATAGTAATGCCCGAAAATGTTACAAAGGTGCCAGCTTTACTTTTATTGAATCAAAGTTATAATGTCTTGTACGGTGACTCGATTTATGAACATTTAAAGCCAAGGCAGGAGGCCGTTACAAGACAAGCTACAAGCAATAATATGGAACCTTCCGCCTTTTCTTTAGGGGGTTTTGGTTTAGGTTTTGGAAGCGGCGTGGTATCCGACAATTACAGTTTTTTAGACCAAGACGCAGACGATTTAAATTCAAAAGGAAATGGTGGCTTAAGACAGATGCACAGCTACTTTGGACTACAAGGAAGCGATAAAATAGAAACACCAAAAGATGAGCACGATTATAAACAAAGTAAAACTTCTAATAATCTAACCGTAGAGCAATTGCAGCAACAAAGAAACGAAGAACTGAATTCTCTAACTAGTGGAAAAAGACCCATGTAAATAATATTTTATTTGTTAACTATTTAAAAAAATATTATTGTATTAAGTATAAATTGCATGTCATCAAACTCGACGATTCTAACTGCATTTAACGATCATTTTGTAGAATTCTTGGACGATATAATTTGCGTTTTTCCAGATGACTCGGATATTTTAGCATCAAAGAATTCCGCATCATTAATTCGAAAAGCGAATCCAAGGTTAATTATTCAAATATGGAACAGTTATGTGGTGGGAAGATACAAGGATATGATAGATGCGGGCAATATTGATTTCTTTATTAATAAAGATTATTCCGACGATTTAGTTCATGCGGACAATTCAAAGAAGATTGTAGAAGTAATAGATCGCTTGAGAAACCCAATAAAAATGATGACGCCGGAAGATCAGGCAAAAACTATGAAGTATATCCAAAATTTAACAAAGTTGTCGGCAATTTATGTTTCTGCTTAAAATTGCGCATCAAACAAAATAAAATAAAGCAAATAAATATATTGTTTGTAGTTTGATTTAAAAAAATTTTTTTATATCAAAACATATAAAATGTCAACAGAAAAAAAAGAACCAGTCCCTGAAGAATTTCAAAAGATTATCAAAGATTTTATTGCCGATATATTAAACACTTTTCCCGAATACGAGCCGCTTGCACTAAAGTGGTGGACAAAGGATTATTCTGCATTAAGTGAAGAGGAACAGGGCAAAAAGATGGATTACATTTTCAAACACTGTTTGAAAGTTTTCCCGGAAAGATTTTTTGATATATTGTATCAAAATGGTGAGATGTTTGAAGACAGTTCTTCCGCGAATACCGAATTTTTACCCGGAATTAGTTTCAAATACTTGTGGAAGTGCGATATAAGCGCTAAGACGAGAGAGACCGTTTGGAAGTATTTGCAGTTGATTTTGCTAGCATTAGTTGGTTCTATGAAGAACAAGGATGCTTTTGGAGATACTGCAAAGTTGTTTGATTCGATAAATGAAGATGAATTAAAGGGTAAATTGGAAGAGACTCTGGGCAATATGCAAAAGCTTTTTGAGAATGCCGATAAAAGCGACGATTCTCAAGAGAATCCAATGAATGGCGTAAATGTAGATAACCTGCCAAATGCTGAGCAAATCCACGACCATTTGACGGGTATGTTGGGAGGAAAATTGGGACAATTGGCAAAAGAAATTGCTGAGGAAACAGCAGGAAGTTTGAATATTGATATGGAAAATGTTACAGATGCAAAGGGCGTTTTTCAAAACTTATTCAAGAACCCTGGAAAGTTGATGGGACTAGTGAAAAATGTGGGAAGCAAATTGGATGAACGAATCAAGTCAGGAGAAATAAAGGAGAGTGAATTGTATTCCGAGGCAACGGAAATAATGAATAAAATGAAAGACATGCCGGGGATGGATAATATTCAAAGTATGTTGAAGCAGATGGGAATGGCTGGCGGAGCTATGCCGAATCTAGGTAGAAACACGAAACTTGATGTTAATGCAATGCAAAATCATTTAAGTAGATTAGAGAAGACTGCAAAGATGAAGGAGAATATGAAGAAAAATGCAGAGTTGAAACACACCCAAAAGTTGGCGGAACAATTGGCCGAAAAGGCGGCAGTGGAAGCGCGTGCTGCTGCTCAGAAGAATGCAATGAGCGAAGAAGAATTAATAGCTTTTATTGGCAAAGATACTACCGAGCCAAAGGTTAAAACATCAACTTCAGGAAAGAAGAAGAAGGGCAAGAAGTAGATAATAGATAATTTAATTTTTTAGGTTTCGTGTAAAAAATTAAGTAAGAGTATATATATAATGACAGCACCTATTCAATTTTGGTCCAATGAACCGACAATTATAATGAATAAGGATTACATTTTTGAAATATGGCCCACTCCAAAAATGACCTTTGAGCAAAAGTTAAACGCAATTAGTCGATTGATCATAATTCTAACAATTTTAGGATTTATTTTCACAATGTCGGCAAAATTATTATTAGTGGGAATTATCACATTAATAGTTATTTTTGCTTTATATAAGAGTCGCAAACAAAAGGTAACCAAGGAGATGTTTCAAAATAGAATAACAGAGAATGATAATCCCGGAGGCGGATTGGCGGCGCTTGAAAAAAGTGCCTCTTCTATAGGAAAAGGAGAGAAAATTGTTAATCCCGAAACCTTGGAAGAGTTTTTGAAAAGCGACTTTGAGCCCAATACAAAGACGAATCCTTTTGCAAATGTTTTATTAACGGATATTGGCGACCATCCCGAAAGAAAATCGGCGCCTCCTTCTTTTAATACGGATGTTTACGAAGACATTACGCATTCCGTTAAGAAAATGGTGCAAAAGTTGAATCCTGGTATTAAGAACACCAATAAGCAATTATTTGGCGATTTAGGAGAAAACTTTTACTTGGACCAATCGAACCGCAATTTCTTTTCAACTGCTAACACGAGAATAGCTAACGACCAGGGCGCATTCGCAGAATTTTTGTACGGCAGCATGATTTCTAGTAAGGAATCAAACGCAGGAGGTGCCTTAGCAAGAGTGCAAGACAGTGTCAGGTATACGCTCTATTAATTTATTTGTGCAGTTCTATTTTGTTACCTTTTTGATCATAAACCCAAATTTCATAATTATAACCCAATTTCTTTCCAATTTCTTGTTTCAAAATCAGTAAACCTTATAAACCCTTCCTCTACAAAAAATTTAGGATAAAAATACAAAATTAGGAGGAGGGTTAAGAGTGGAAATCATTGAATCCTAGGTTCCCTGATAAAAAAATAAAAGTAGTATATATAAATGGCATTTGTGACTAACTATACATTTGACAATATGAGTAGAATTGGTTCCGATGTTTGTTATCAAGACCAAGAAACGATTCAAAATATTCAAGCGTGCAATTACACACTTCAAAACTATTTTGCCGATGATTGCACTATGAGGAAGCCTATTGATTTAGCCACAACTCAACCCGGAATTATGTACAACGGTCCCAGCTCCGTCGGCTCTGGTGGTTGCGTCGTTGATACTTCCTCCAAGTTGTTATTAGGCGGTCTTGTTACGCATCCCCGATGCAAGATTGACTTGTTTCAGCGCCCTTTTGCCACAGTTCCTTATTTAGGCCGCGGTTCAGTGGATCCCATTTTGGAGTCGCAAATTCAACAGGGTGAGCTCTTAACAAACAAGCGCTCAATAACGCGCCTTCCCGAGAAGAGCTATATGAAGTACACGAGTACCCCTCTTTTATCGGATATTAAAGACCGAGTCACCAATCCCGCTTATTGTGTGGAAGGCGTGGCTTCTGAAGGGTGGATTCGTGGTGGCGTTCCTTCGCGCGAATTAACGCGCGACCGTGAATACATGAACCAACAAAACAACGACCAGTTTATTTAAATCCACTTTTAGAAAAAGTGGAGCAAAAATAATATCATTTTTGCGCAACCTTTTTTAAAAAGTTGTTTTGAAGCAAAACAATTTAAAGAAAAATATTAACATTTTTATATGTACAATTCATCATTTACTTGCACATATAATTTCTACGACGCCTCTCTCGCATTAACAAACCCGACATCCAGACCACTATTCGAACAAAACCCAAATTTTCACGAAGAACCCGAATCAGAGTTGTTAGAAATGGCAGACTACTTGTATAAAAATGAATTATTAACCGCATTTAACTTGGAAGAATTCGATGAAAAACTGGTTAATTCAAAAATCCAAGAATTATATATTACGCATTTTG